TTCCTTGCAATAACAAACGCCAGACCTTTCTTTGCGCTCTCCGTCTGTTTAGCAAAAGAACCGTCTTGGTTTCTTACTTTAACTCCTTTCTTATTCATCCATCTTAGAATAGGTTCAGAAGGAGGCTGCTTACTACCAAAGCTAAACGGGCTTCCTTGACTCTTTTTCGTACCGTTTACTCCATAGTGAACGAAAGCAGCGTACTTCTTCGCTGGGGCTTTAGCACTAAGTAAAATGTTCTTTCCTTTAGTGGTGAACTGTAGGTTTCTCCTCAAGTCTCCACTAGCAACCCTACGAACCTTCTTCCCGTTTATGCTTCTAGTAGTACCTATCTCTAATTGAGCGCGTTCTACTACTATCCTTCCAAGTGTATCTTGTAGCTCCTTAAACTTCATCGCTCACTATTATGGCTATTGGTTTTTCAACTATAGCCCCTTCTGGTACTTCCTGAGTAATAGGTAAAGCCTCCGCTTCTTCGTAGCTGTTAGCCTCTACTATATCCGTAATCGTGTATCTTACCGTTGTTTCTCTCTTGTAAGTTTTCATCTTAGTAGTGTTTACGCTTCATAAAGCAGTTAGTTAACCTTGAATGGAATCCGCTGTTAGTTGCTTTTGTTAAGTCTACTGCTAAGTCTGCATTTCCACTATCATACAAAATATACAGATTACTAGCGTCGTAACTCTCCCCCGTCATAAAACCACCTCTTGTACTTCCAGATATCGAAGGGTCAAACTCAAAGAACTCGTCAGCCCACACCATATTAGGCTGCACCCTTGACCCATGAGCGTTGGTAAGCTCTCCCAAGTCTAACGGCATCCATCCAGTCATTCCATAATGAGTAGCGTCTATGTAAGTTATCCATTGAGACCAGTCATTAGAGCCTATATTTAAGTTAACGTTCCCTCCATCATCCTCATACTTAACGGTGAAACCGAACCCTGTTAAATGGTCTATTACATAGTATTGAGTAGCACCCGTCCAGCTATGATTATTCCAGTCTACATGAGCCCAAAGGTTAGAACCTACTGTTGCATCTGAAGCGTTTCCTGCATCGTCAGTGTATCTGAATTTTGTACCGAAAGCGTTATTCTCTTCTAATATAGTGGGAGCTACTGCATCCGTTCCACTTGTCCCCGTTGCTGGGGTTGCTCTTACGTCTGCTTGTGTAGAGTTGTAATCTATCTTAGCGTAAGACTCAGGGTAAGTAGGAGGTGTTCTATCGTAGTTGCCAGAAGTAAAGTTATCCCAACTGTCACCCGTTACAAAACTCTCGTTAAATGAAGGTGACGTATCTCTATAGTGTATGCCAGAAGGTACTGCTACCGTTGGCGTGTTTATAGTCATTAAGTTACCCACTACTGAAACGCTGTTAATAGTAGTGTTAGGTAAAATAATAGAAGAGCAAATAGGCTTATCAAATGAAGTACCAGCAGAATCTTCTACTTCTGCGTCATCTAGCTCTAATTCTAGGTTGTTAGTGTAGTCTACATTCGCCTCTATAGTAGTTCCATCTGTGTTCTTTACGTCTACGACTACATCTGGAAGGGTAGCAATACCTCCAGCAGGATAGGAAGTAATATTGAGTAACCCAGTTCCTACGGTGTTATTAACCCTAACCGTTGACCATGCACAAACTAAATCCTTTAAGGAAGGTACAGAAGAGCCAGTACCATCTACCTCTGTGAGTGTAATATCTGGAGTAACATAATCCGCCCCACTTGGTACGCTTAAAGTCGTACTAGCGTCTGAGTTTTTTACCGTTGTATCTGCTACGTCTACCTCTCCCCCTACAGGGTAACTAGATACCGTTCCTATAGTGGTATCATCGCTATTCTTTAGAGTAAGAGAAGGGAAGGTGCAAGTAACGTCTATGTTAGTAGCTTCTGAGCTTGTAGACCCGTCTGCTTGGGTTACTGTTATATTAGCCGAGGTGTATGTACTTCCTGCTGGGATATCTACGCTAAAAGATCCGTCCGAGTTTATGTAGGTAGCAGGCAAACAGTCTCCACTTGGAGGGGTTACCACAGGAGCTAGAGGCAAGTCGCAAGCGTCGTATTCGTAAGGTACTTGAATACCTATAGAAAGTAATACCCCTGCTAGTACGTTCTTAGTTTCTTCTTCTATTGCCTGAGTAGAAGCAGATAATACTGTAGTTCCTTTAGCCCACTTGAAAATATTAAACCCGTTAGTAATATCATTGATAATATCCTCAGCGCATTTCTCAGAGTCAGATATTACCTCTTTTTGGAATGATGTTTTATCCTCTTTGTCTAGTGGGTTATCTAGTATAAATATCTCAAGGGAAAACGTCTTTAGCCCGTCTTGGTAACTTGCCCCAGAATAGAACAAATGAAGCAAGGGCATTTCTGTATTCTTCTCTTGGTCTACGTCTTCTTGTGAGCCGTGAGAAAACGTCTTCAAAAAGAAGTGATTCTCTACAAACTGCTCAAACGTCTCTACTATATTGTTGTAGCTTATCATCGTTTATAAGACTATTTACTACAAATATAGGCAAAAAAGAACCCCATACCAGTTAAGGAATGGGGCTTAGTTAGGTTAGGTAGGTTCGTTTCTTATTGCTTGCCTTACTTCGTTTAGAGCTGTCTGCATTTCGTCTAGTGACTTCTCTAATTCTTTAAGGGCTTGGGATAGGTCTACTTTCATCTTGTTTTGTTTTGTCAAATATAGAGCTTTTTTTGAATTGGATGTTAGTATCCCATTTCTTCAACTGCGTACTCAACAATCTTTTCTAGCTTGTCTTCTGATAATTTACTCGCTATTGGCATTGAAAGGATGCGATTCATAAGGGTATCTCTTGTAGCAGACTGCCCCCTCATTTGCATTAATAGAATATCTGCCGCTGCTCTTAGAAACCTTTCGTTTGTTCCTTGTGTTCTTGAATTGTTCATTTTGTTTTGTTTTGTTTTGTCAAATATAATACTTTTTTTTGAATCTATCAAATTTGAGTGTTTTTTTCGTTGGCGTACTTATCCGAGGAATAAGCCAGATGAGTGAACACTTGCTTAATAGGCATCCTTTCCACTTTCTCCATATCTATAATAGATTCACCTGATAGCTTAAAGATTAGATCGTACCAGTACCATCTTTTCGTAAAAGCATCTGGGTTACCTTCTCCATCAAAGAGGCTTGAAAACTGGTTAAGTATTTGCTCTTGTTCTCGCAAAAAAAAACCATCATACCCAGAAAGAAACTAGCTGGAACTTCCTTAAAGTCTTCGTGTGAACCGTTATAGGGTTCTATCTCGTAGTTATCCCCTGCTCTGGTCTTAGTGGGTCTGTATAGGATGCTCATTACCTTGTGGGCGTTTAGCGTTAAATCCTTGCAGTATGTTTCAACATCTATCCATTCTCCTGTAGTGAACTTGTCCCAGTCATTTATAAAACCGTACTCCTTACCGTTGTGGTTTATTATCTTAAAGAATCTAGGGTCTTCGTCCATTAGTTCATCTATAGCATCGTTAGCCGTTTGTAGGGCGTTAATAGATACCGCTGATATGTTACCATCCCAAAATAGTTTGAGCTTGTCTATGGGGCTTAATTCTTTCTTATATCGCATCCACTGCCACAGGGTAACGTCTTGAAAGTTGGTAGGTATTTTTATCTTGTTCATTTCTTAACCGCTTTCTTGAGTAGATGGTTTATCTGCTTGTTTACGCTTCTATCGTTTTCAGAAGCCAACGAAGCTATCTTATCAAATAGCTCCGCTGGAATTTCAATTAGTTTTTTTTTCATTATGCAATTTTCAGCCAGTTAATAAATTCATTTATTTTTTCGCCCGCCTCAGACAGGTCTGATCTAAGCATATCTGTGGCAAGTATAGAAGCTAGTACCTCGCTGTTTAGGTCCTCTATGGCGAACCCTAGCTCATAGGCCAGTTTCAATGATTCCCCTAGCGATGGGTCGTACTCATGTAGAAACTCAATAGCCTTGGTGTAATAAATTATCTCAACTTCTAACATGTTGTTGTTTTCTAGGATTTCCCATATATCGTCGAATTTGGTAATGTCCTCAAAGTCTTCGTTTCCCAGTGCGTAGGAAAAGTCTACATCAATACCTAGTGTTTCAAGCTTCTCAATTAGTTGGTCAATTTTAGTTTTCATATCTGTGATTTTTTTGTGGTTGGTTTATTACTTGTCCATGCTAATTCTCTTTCCGGTTGTATTGCAGACCCATCCAATTTGCGCGTGTCCTTGAATAAAGTAGTGCCCTAGTGTTTTATCCCAAACTGCAATATCAGAAACCTGCTTTGCAAAAACTGGTGTGAACCCTGTTCTTAAAGATTTCTTAGATATTCTTCTTTGGTTAATCATTTGCTTTGCTCCAGTAGTACAGTCCATAATTTCTTTTTGTTTGTTTGATTGATAGTGCTAAGATAGGTATATTATTTACATATACAATACCCAAAGCGAAAAAAGTTGATTTTTTTATCACTTTTAACATTTCCAAATTAACAAATGGCTGTGATTATCAATTACATTCATTTTTTCTTCTTGATTTTCTTTGTTATACAAAAAATCTCGGCTTTCGTTATTATTCATTTCTTCGGATTCAATAACCGTAAATTTGTCAGTATCAAATAACATTTTTCTAATTTCTCTCACTGTTGCAGTTGTCATAATTTCTTTTTGTTTGTTTGATTGATATGTCAAATATACACATATATTTTATATATACAATAGAAAACCAAAAAAAATTTGAAATTATTTTTATTTCCTAATAGCGTACCGTCCGAAATTAGGTCTGCTTAGTCTCTTAGTGGCTATGTATCTACAGGCATCCCAGCCGTGATTGAAAGCGTCTATAGGTACGTTTGTTATATCCCCGTTGCGGTCTACCCTGTACTTGTAGTTCTTAGCCTCCTTGATTAGGTTCTTGCTTCTTGGAGTAATAAAGATGTTATGCGATTTGATTAACTCAATACCGTAAGCGATAGAGTCCTTCCCTTTGTCTGCTTTAGATAACCTTAACCCTCTACTGGTTAGCTCTGCTATACTCTTAGGTTCTGCTGAATCTGCAACCCCATTGCTCAATGAGTGGGTATCTTTGAGCTTGTTGTATATGTTAGGATTTGTTAGCCCCGTCTCATAGAGTACCTCGTCAAAGTAAATACTATTCCCTTCCTTGTACATATCAATAACAGCGGAGGGATCATTAGAATAACCAAAGTCTAAACCATAACCGAGGTACTTAGCTCCTTCTGGTATGTCTCTTTCTTGGTATCTAGGAAATACTACTTCTTTTGGTATTCCTAACTCACCTAAACCGTAAACCCTCCAGAGGTTCTCGTCTACGTTCTTGAGCGACTCAATAGCCTCAATGATGCTAGACTCTAAAAAGGGGTTATCCTTATACGTGGACTTGACCCATTTAATAGACTTGCCTTTTAACAGTGGTAGCTTAGTATGTACCCAGAACTCTTCCGAGGGGTTAAAGTCTATGTAGATTTGTCCCGTTGTTCTCATATAGAGCTGGTAGAAGTCATCCCAGTTTAGGTCGTTGGCCTCGTTTATATACAGTATGTCCCTCTTCGCTCCTCTCTTTTTTTGTGGCTGGTCTAAAGAAACGAACTCTACTAGGTTTCCGTTTAGAAGGTAGGTAGATTCTGACTTATTATGGTTACGCTTGTCGTATAGATCATGAGTGTTAAGCACCTCCATGAAGTCCCTCATTACTGTTTGCTTCAAACTAGGTAGGGTCTTACGTACTATAGAAATAACCTTACCCCTATTGGCGAAGCAATAAGATAAGGCTATCATCTGTACTAGAGAATACGTCTTACTTGACCTAGAGCCTCCCTGATTGATTACTATATCTTCCTCAGCTCTTAGGTTCTCTTTGAAGATACGTGTTACGTCTATGTTCAATAGATTCTATCTCTTAGCCATTCTTCTAACCAGTCTAAGAAGAAACCGAAAGCAACCCCACACAGGAAGGATATTACTACTATTGCCTCAATCATTTGTTCTCTATTACGTTGAACGTAATCTCTGCCGGTAGTTGGTCTCCTGTTACCTCTAGTCTTTCCTTTGGCTTTCCGTAAGCGTACTCTAGAAGTAGCCTCATGTGGTTAAAGCTCCCCTCCTTAGCGTGTTGTGCTAATATCTCAAACGCTTCCACCTCTCCGCCTAGTTTAGATACTATAGCTTTGATGGCGTTACTTTGTGCTTTGTCCTCTTCGTCCTTTCTCTTGCGTCCTGACTTTCCTTTGACTCCTGCCATTTTTTGGGTTTTATAAAATTGGCACTCTCGTAGCCTTCACGCTCTTTCCTGTCCTTGTGCGTATGTGAGTAACGGTGAATAGTCACACTTACAGAATAGGCTTACCCCAAGTCCGAGTAGACCAGCTTACTAAATCTATTCACCTCTCAATTTATCCCACGTTAGCTTCTCAGGTGTTGAGCTTATGCCTCCGTAGATAGTTCTTTTTCTTTCTGGGTGTCCTACCCAGCAGCTTATAGGTTCTAACTTATCGTAAGGTACATTATCCTTATTGTAGTCTTGTGCCCATGAGTAAAGCCACCCCTTTGTAAATTCTACCTTAGCTCCTCCTTCTGGATTATGGCTTATGAATCTGCACTCTTCCCTTCCGTGTTTAAGTCTTTGGTGAAATATCCATTCTGGTCTGCCTTCCATCTTTACCTCTTCATCTTTCTGAGCGTACCACTCGTTGACCTCGGCTTTATACTTTGCCTCTTCTCTTGCTGCTATTTGCTTATCTATCATTTTGTTTTTTGTCCTAGTGTATTGTAAAGATAGTTATATTCTTTTAATATCAAAGGTTTGTGTTCTAATATTCCTAGCCCTAGAAAACCGCTTTCTATAGTTAGGTCGATACAACCTTCAATATCGTCTTGTATTACGTCAATTCCTACATTTCCTATGTGGAGATAATAGTACCCCTCTGGAAGTACTAAATTCAAAATCCAATCAACACCAGGCGTAGTATCTAAACTCACTGATATACTAGGGGCGGTAATACAACCGCTAGAACTACCCCAAACTGTTTCCCCGTTACATTCATCTGTTATAAACGCATGGCAGAGAATCTGACCATCTGGAGCGAAGGTGTAGTATAAGTCACTTTCCAAGTATATAACCGTAGAGCTTTTGCCGTCACTAAAGAACTCATAAACAAACCCTCCTCCATCGTACCACGTTGGGCAGGTTACGTTATACTCATCTGATTGGGTTAGCGGAGCTGTCCAGCACTCGTTAAATTGGTTCAAAGGGTTTAACGCTGTTCCTGTTACGCACTGACCGAAAGCACACTTTACTAAGGTTACAGAAATCGCTATAGTAACAACCCATACAAGTATCTCTCTGGTTTTATCTGGTCTGTTCATTGGTCTCTAGTCCTTTTATAGAATTCGTACTCTTCTGGGTCTACGTCTTTGAGTTTAGATAGTAGCTCCCACTCCTTTGCTTTGGCTTCTGCTCTTTCTTCATCTGTGGAGTCTATCCCTAAATTAGAAAAGAGTGTAGCGCATTGTCTCAAGATCGTTTCCTTATCCATAGTTAGCGTATTTCCAGTAACCAGCTTTAACTGTATCAAAGACTATTCTGTGCTTTCTTCCTATGTTCATAAGCCCCGTATGAGCGTCACATAAATACCCTTGTGAGTCTATCCAATATAACATACTCCCTCCGCTGTAGTAGCATATTATAAGACTCTTGTTCTTAGGTTCTTTCTCTGTCCATTTGTTCATAATGCTTCTATTATATCTAGTGCCTTGTTTTTAATTTGTTCAAATGCTGGAGAACCCCTTTCTATTAGTGGGTGTGCTTGTTGTTCTCCTACCCCTTGCTCGTCTAGTCTATG